ACTATTGGTAAAATGTTATTTGGATTAAAAACAGGTCAACCTGAATTTGATAAAATGTTAAGCGTTGCAGAAACGTATGGTATGCCTCTCGGTATTATCCAGGCAACTAATAATCGATTCTGGAAAGGTTATTCAGAAGTTTTAGGTATCTTTCCTTTTGTAGGTACACCTTTTAGAAGAGCAGCAGAAGGAACAAGTGAAGCCACTAGACAATATTTTAATACTCTAACGAATGGTTTTGCACCTTTACAGACAATGTCTTCTTTAGGTGGAGATGTGATGCAATTAGCAAGAGGTCAATATGATGATTCAGCTACTATTTCGAGAATTCTTTACGAAGACTTTGAAGAATATGCCAAACGATTAGAGGGTAAAAAAGTTATTAAGTTAGATACCGTAAGAGATTTATCTCAAAAGTTTGTGAAAAGCTTAGAGGAAGCACAGCCTCGTGCTGGTTATGAACCTTTTAAGTTTCCGGGTGCGTCTTCAGAAAAAGCCTTTAAAGAATTTTATCAAACAATGAGTAGATTAGACCCTGATGGTGTCACTATTCAACAAGCAAAAACATTAAAAGAATTATTCTCTAACTTTGCTGCTAACTACAAAACAGAAACAAAGGGTGGTTTTGTTCCTCCGAAAGAAGGATCAAGAATTACTCAGTTAGCTTTAGCATTAGAAAGAGATATGAATACTCTAGTTGCGATTGATGATGATATTGACAAAGTTGTTTTTGATACAGCGATGAAGAAATTAACGACAGCAAATGAATATTTAGCTGATGTTATGCCTAAGTATGAAGGTCCTGTGCCTAATCTTTACAAGCAAGTCAACGCTAATATCTTTGGTCCTGGACCTCAATCCGATACAGCGGGAAGTATGTATGCAAAAGAAGCTTTAGATATTGTTTTAGGGAAAGCACAAACCGATCCACAAGTAATGGAAATTGTGATGAGACTTGCTGAAACACCTAAACCCAACGTAGATGCCTGGGTTAAAGCAGGTAAAAAAGAAGGTGGTTTCCAACAAGTGGCTGTTAAAGTTTTAGACGACAATCCCGATAGTCCAACTTTTGGAAAAACAATTACTAAAGTAGAATCTGTTGAAGCGATTGCACCAGATGCAGGTAAGAAAAAAATTATTCGAAAATTATTTGATAATGCTCTAGAAGGTTCTTTCTCTAATCTTCCTGTGGCTTCGACCATTGGTGATTATAAAAACTTAAAGGGATTACCTCCTTCTGAGATTGCTAAATATGGTTTTAAAGAAGGTGTCGACAAAACATCACAAGATTTATTTAAATTTAGAACAGTTGAATTTGACCCTTCCGTTTTTGCTGAAAAAATTGGTTTAACTAATATTGATAAAAGAGCAGCTTTAGCTCAAGCCTTAAAACCTGTTGGCACAAAGATTGAAGACTTACAAAGATTCTTAGAAGTTGCTGAAAGAGCAGGTAGCTTTACCGTTAAAGATCCTTCAAAGTTCGTAGCCCGTCGTGTTACTTTGGGTGGTTTTAGAAGTCTTTTATTATTTGGTGCAGGTACTGCTGGAGCTTCTGCTCTATCAGGTGGTATTGTGCCTTTGATGATTCCTATCATGCTACGATATGGTTCGAGTATTTTAACTGATCCAAAAGTTTTAAAAGCCTTTACACAGAAATTAGCGGACACCGGTTTAGATGTAGGTAAGCGTACTGCAGTAATGGGAGAGGTTGGTAAAATGACTGACGTTGATAAAGTTTTATTAGACTGGGCAAACAAAACATTACCTACACAAGATGAATTAGATCAACAAGATTTTGTTAACCAGGTAGAACAATCAATTTTAAGTTTAATGAAAGAACCTCAAAAGAAAGTTGAAATGGGACCCGCTCGTGATCAACAATTAGATATGATGGGTAGAATGTTTGGTCCAAGAGGAATTACTCAAGAAGAAGCACAGATTGGTGGACAGTTAGAAGAGCGATTAGCTCCTACGTTCCCGGTTGATTATGAACAACTTGATTACGAACAAACAATGCCTGCAGGTGCTTCACAAAATCTTTCTCCTGATGTAAGATCAGATTTGGCTTTCGGAACTTTAGATGAAGCTTTAGAAACACAAATGTTTAAAAGAGGTATAGGCGGTTTATAATGAAAAAACAAATACAAGGTGGAGTTGATTCTGTTCGTGTCGTTCCAATGAACTTTCAACAAGGGGGAGCATTAGATTTATCTACGCCACCTCCAAAATCAGATAATCCTCTACCTCGTTTTGAAGGCTTTGAGCCAGGACCCAATCAATTTTATTTAAGAGAAGAAGAAACAGTTATTCCAAGTGAACCTAACGTTCAACCACAAACCATGGACCAAAGAGGAAGTTTTTTTCCTGTACCTGAAATAAAAGGACCTATACCTAGTGAACCTGGTATCAGTAGTTTACCTAGTATGGATAGAGTAACAGAAGGTACAAGTATGGGTGAAAGATTTTTATATGGACCCGTTATTGATCCTCGTGAGATTTATCCTAGAGATCCTGATCCATATTTTGAAAGAGCTCCCCTTAGTTATGAAGAGTATAACAGAGGTATAATGGGTATTCCCAATTTATTACAATCAAACTACTTGAAACCTGCTGGGATTTTGTCTATAAACAAAGTCTATGATATCTAGACTAAAACAATTTATACTTAAACTATTCAAGAAAGGGGAACCCGATGAACATGAAAAGCATTGGGGTATAGGAGCATGATTAATATTACAGATTCACTGAAAGATAGGGTTCGTGGCCATGAAGGCGTGAGAACTCAAATGTATTTAGATTCACTAGGCAAAGCCACGATTGGTATAGGCCACCTTATTCAGCCTCACGAACGAGAAAGATACGCCGAAGGTGTAGAAATCTCCATGGAAGAAGTCGAAGAACTATTTGATTTAGACTTGAATAGAGCTGCTGCGGGGGCTGACCTTTTAATTGATGAATGTGTGGGACACGATTTACCACAAAATGTAGAGGAAGTAATTTTAGAAATGGTTTTTCAACTGGGGACTAGTGGTGTTCGTAAGTTCTCTAAGATGTGGAAAGCAATGAGAGTTAAGGATTGGGAGAAAGCAGCCGCAGAAATGAAGGATTCTAGGTGGCATTCTCAGACACCAAAAAGATGTGAACACCTTGCAGAAATCGTTGCAAATACCGTTAAACTAGCATAGGATTAAGTCATGGGTAATTATACTTACAAACATATTAAGATAAAAGAACCTAAGGTTATAGACGAGTCAAAGATTTATGACGTACCAATGCCTAAGGGTATGATTGAAAAAGCATACACTGCGAGAGCTATGAAGCTCTTTGGCAAAAAGAAAAAATAGGAGGCTTCATGAAAAAGAATTTAAAACCTGTACCAACAGAGAAGAAAAAATCTCTTGGTAAACTTCCAAAAAAAGTAAGAAATAAAATGGGCTACATGAAAAATGGTGGTCAAGTTTCTCCAGGTACTGCAAAAGTACGTGGTATGGGTGCTGCTACTCAAGGCGGTAAATTTCAAGGCGTATTTTAATGGCTAAGAATCCTGATGAAACAGCTATTATGCAAAAGATAGCTGAGCTAAGACAAATTTTAAGAGATACGGATCCAGATGATCCTAGCTATGAGACATACAATTCTGACCTAGAAGACGCTATTCGTGATCTAGGAATGTACGATGACATGGCTTCAGGAGCAAAAAATTAATCATGAGTATCGTAGGTTCAGCATTAAGAGGTTTTGGTAGAGCTTTAAAAAGAACTAAAACAGGTAAAGCACTAAGAAGAACTTTTGGCGATCCTAAAAAAACACCTCAATATAAAGATGAAGCAACTGGTAAAATGCTAAGAAAATTACCTAAAGGCACTTACAGAGGTGCTCGTGGTATCAGATTTGATGTGGACGAAAAAGGCAAAATTAAGTAATCCACTCTTTTAATTCATCACCCATCACTTGACTGGCTATGTCAACCTTGTTCTTCAAGGCAGTTAATATTTTATCATCAACCGTTCCCTGGCAAACAAAGTCAACATAAGTCACTTTATTCTTCTGACCAATTCTGTGTGCACGATCTTCACTTTGTAATCTTATTTCAAGATCATAATTGTTTGAAAAGTAGACAACAGTACAAGAGGCAGTAAGAGTGATTCCATATCCACCAGTCTTAGGGTTCGCAACAAGGTACGTGAGATCGCTTGTTTGAGATTGAAAATCTCGCACCAGATCCAAGCGTACTTGATTTTCTGTATCGCCATAAAAAGCTGCAGCCTTAGTATCACCGTATTTCTCCTTTAGTTTGTTAGTTAT